TTACCTTCCTCCGGACGCGCGTCCGGGGCCGGAGACGCATGCCTCTTCGGCCTCTCCCTCTGCTCCGGTGCGGGCGGCCTCGACCTCGGGCTCGCCATCGCCATCCCCGGATATCGTGCTGTGGGCCATGTCGAACGGGAAACCTACGCCGCAGCCACTCTCGTGGCGCGGATGGAAGACGCGTCCCTGGATCAGGCTGTTGTCTGGGACGACATTGGAACCTTCGACGGCCGCCCGTGGCGCGGCGCGGTGGACATCGTCACTGCGGGCTATCCGTGCCAGCCGTTCTCCGTCGCGGGCAAGCGCCGGGGCGTGGACGACCCGCGCCACCTCTGGCCGCATGTCGCCCGCATCATCGGCGAGACCGAGCCGCCCTTCGTCTTCCTCGAGAACGTCGCCCATCATCTCCGCCTCGGCTTCCCCGAAGTCGCCGGAGGACTGGTCGGCATGGGGTACCGCCTTGCGGCAGGCCTCTTCACGGCGGCGGAAGTCGGCGCGCCCCATAAGCGCGAGCGGCTCTTCATCCTCGCCATCCGCGAGGGGGACGCGCTGGCCGACCCCGCGCGCCTGCTCTGGCATCCGGTCGAGTGGCGGGAACCGGACGGAACTGCTCCGGCTCTGGCCGACGCCCCGCGCCAGCGCCAACGAGAACCGGCAGACGAAACCCACGCCGTCGCAGGAAGCAGGCCAGCACGGGATGAACCTCGCTACGACGGCCGCGATGTGGCCCACGCCGATGGCGAACGATGGCTGCAAGCCGAGCGCGGGCAACCGGCGGACAGCGGACCTGACCCATTCGGCTGGGATGTGGATGACGCCGACGGCCCGCGATCACAAGGACGGGGCGACGAGCCTTGCCAACACGCCAGTGAACGGCCTGCTTGGCCGCCAGGTCCTGGTGACGCCGATGGCTGGGCCGAATACCTCCGATGTGCGCCGGACCTTGAACCCGCTGTTCGTCGAGGCGCTGATGGGTTGGCCCACCGGGTGGACCGGCTTCGGCTCTGTGGCAACGGCGTGGTCCCCCTGGTTGCGGCGCATGCGCTGCGAGCTCTGGCGGCTGAACTGCTGGCCGATGGATGAGGTGGCGGCATGAAGCAGTCCCGCCTCATGTCGCTGGTCGAGTCCGTCGCCAACGTGATTGTCGGCTACGGCGTCGCCGTGGTCACGCAGATCCTTATCTTCCCAATCTTCGGGCTGCACACGACGCTGGCGCAGAACCTGAAGATGGGCGCGGTGTTCACAGTGGTGAGCATCACACGATCCTTCGCCCTGCGGCGGGTGTTCGAGACGATCCGGATGCGGAGCGCCAAATGATCGACCGCCGCCCCGGCGGGACGGCGGCCAACAACCTGTCGGGGTCCGGTGTGTCAGGCGGCAGGGAGTTTGTACACGCGCCCCCGGTTCTCGACCTTCTCCGAGGTCACCTCGAGCCCGAGCTTCTTTTTCAACGCCCCGGCCATCGCGCCCCGAATCGTATGTGGGGCCCACTGCAAGGCGGCCATGATCTCCTCGACGGTCGCGCCGTCCGGAGCGCGCAGCATGGCGATCAGCGTGGCCTGCTTCGTTCCCTCGCGCGGTGTGCGCGTCTTGGGCGCAGCCTTCGGTTCGGTGGGGGTGTCCGGCGCGGGCTCCTCGGTCGGCGCGTCCGTCGTGCACACGGGCGCGGTGTTCGCGTCCTCGGTCTCGATGCCGATGGCGGCGAGGCCCGCGTCGGTGGCGATCAGTGTGACGCCGTGGCCGTCGCCGGTCTCGCGCCAGAAGAGCTCGCCCTTGCGCATGTCGGCGTCGACCTCCTGCAGGAAGCCCTTGGCGAGCATCGCGCCGACCACCTTGGCGGCGGCGCCACCGCGCAGGCTCTCGGGCAGCGGCAGCGCGATGTGCTCGGGCCGCTGTGCGGCGGCGCTCAGGATCAGGGCTTGGGTGTCGGAAAGCTTGGTCATCGTCGTCTCCCGTATCGAGGCGCGCGGGATGCGGGCCCTTCTACGAGGTCGAGCCCGCCAGTCGGCGGGCGGGACCGGGAGCGGGTCGTTTCACTCGGCGTGTTCGCCTTCGTGGAAGGCCATGTCGGTGATCTCGCGCAGCTTGGCGCCGTAGTGGTTCAGGGTGCCGACGTGGCCCCAGTTGATCTCGTCGGGGCTGGTCTCGAAATGGTCCGCGCTAAGGGCGGCGAGCCGCTCCAGCATCGCGTCGATCTCGAACTTGGCGGCGAGGAAGGCGTCGAGGGCTTTCATGTTGTCGGTCGCGCGGCGGGTCATCGGGGTGGCTCCTTGGTGAGTTGCATCATTTCGTTGGAGACACGTTCCCTCTGTCCGCGACACTTATCAACTCGATAAGCACATGATCCTGAATGATAATCGGAGCCGTCGATGCAGGGCATGAGCGAGCGCCAGTACGCCGCGCATGTCGGGCTGTCGCGCGGTGCGATCCAGAAGGCGAAGACGGCCGAGCGGCTCGTCCTCTATCCCGACGGCAGCATCAACGCGGCGGCCAGCGACGCCAGACGGGCCGAGACGACGGACCCGTCCAAGACCCGCAAGCCGCCCGCGCCGAAGCTGAAGCCCGTCCCCGAGGCGGCGGTGGCCGCGGTCGGCGACACGCTCCGCGAACAGGGGCTGGCGGTCCCGGCGGTCGGCGGCGGGACAACCTTCCTGCAGGCCAAGACCGCGAACGAGGTGCTGAAGGCGCAGGAGCGACGCATCCGGCTCCAGAAACTGAAGGGGGAGTTGACCGAGCGGGCCCGCGCGCTGGCGCTGGTGTTCCGGCTGGCGCGGGAGGAACGGGACGCATGGGTGAACTGGCCCGCGCGTGCGGCGGCGCTGATGGCGGCCGAGCTTTCTGCCTCGTGCAGCGACGCGACGGGCCAGCAGATCACCGTGGAGCCAGCCGCGATGCAGAAGGTCCTGGAAAAACATGTACGCGCCCACCTCGACGAACTCGCCGAGGTCCGGCCCGACTTCCGGTGAGAGTGAGGGCCGGTTTCGCGACAGCGAAATGCAAGGGTCCAGTGGACCCTTGCGAGGGCCGAACGCCCGGAGCGCCAGCGAAGGGCCAGGCCTGACGGACTTCGACGGCGCGGGCGAGATCCTGCGCGCGTGGGGCAACGGGCTGCGGCCCGACCCGGACCTGACCGTCTCGGAGTGGGCGGACCGGCACCGGATGCTCTCGGGCCGCGCCTCGGCCGAACCGGGGCGATACCGCACGGTGCGCACGCCCTACATGCGCGAGATCATGGACCGGCTGTCGCCGGGCGATCCCACGCAGCGGATCGTGTTCATGAAGGCCGCGCAGGTCGGGGCGACCGAGGCGGGCAACAACTGGATCGGGTTCGCCATCCACCAGGCGCCGGGCCCGATGCTGGCTGTCCAGCCGACGGTGGAGCTCGCCAAGCGGAACTCGCGCCAGCGGATCGATCCGCTGATCGACGAAAGCCCGGATCTGCGGGAGCGGGTGAAGCCCGCGCGCTCGCGCGACGCGGGCAACACGATGCTGTCGAAGGAGTTCGCGGGCGGCATCCTGATCATGACCGGGGCCAACTCGGCGGTGGGCCTGCGCTCCACCCCGGCGCGGTACATCTTCCTCGACGAGGTCGATGCCTATCCGGCGTCTGCCGACGAGGAAGGCGATCCGGTGACGCTGGCCGAGGCCCGATCCTTGACCTTCGCCCACCGGCGCAAGGTGTTCCTGGTCTCGACGCCCACGATCCGGGGGCTGAGCCGCATCGAACGCGAGTACGAGGCCAGCGACCAGCGGCGGTTCTTCGTGCCGTGCCCGCATTGCGGCGCGATGCAGTGGCTGAAGTTCGACCGCCTGCGCTGGCAGAAGGGTCGTCCGGAGACGGCGGAATATCACTGCGAGGGGTGCGACGCGGCAATCGCGGAACACCACAAGACGGCGATGCTGGAGGGCGGCGATTGGCGGGCGACCGCGACGGCCGCCGATCCGACCACGGTCGGCTACCACCTCTCGGCGCTCTATTCGCCGATCGGCTGGCTGAGCTGGGAGCGGATCGTGCGGGCATGGGACGCGGCGCAGGGGTCGGACGAGGCGATCAAGGCGTTTCGCAACACGATCCTCGGCGAGACATGGGTCGAGACCGGGGAAGCGCCGGACTGGCAGCGGCTCTACGACCGGCGCGAGGCTTGGAAACCGGGCACGGTGCCTGCTGGCGGGCTGTTCCTGACCGCCGGGGCGGATGTGCAGAAGGACCGGATCGAGGTCGATGTCTGGGCCTGGGGCCGCGGGCTGGAAAGCTGGCTGGTCGATCACGTCGTGATCGAGGGCGGGCCTGATCGGCATGACGCCTGGTCGGAGCTGACGAAGCTGCTGGACCGATCCTGGCCCCACGAGCGCGGCGCGCATCTGCGGATTGCACGGCTCGCCATCGACACCGGCTACGAGGCCCCGGCGGTCTATTCTTGGTCGCGGGCTCAGGGGTTCGCGCAGGTATCGCCGGTGAAGGGCGTCGAGGAGTTCAACCGATCGAGCCCGGTCTCGGGCCCGACCTTCGTCGACGCGACCGAGGGCGGCAAACGCCTGCGGCGCGGGGCGCGGCTCTGGACCGTGGCGGTCTCCACTTTCAAGGCCGAGACCTACCGCTTCCTGCGTCTGGCGCGGCCGACCGAGGAGGGTGAGGCCGGACCGTCGCGCCAGTGGCGCGGCGAAAGCCGGCCGAACGCCGACGGTGCCGCGTTCCCGCCCGGCTCGGTGCATCTGCCGCATTGGGTCGAGAACGAATGGCTGAAGCAGTTCGTCGCGGAACAGCTGGTGACGGTGCGCACGAAGCGCGGCTTTGCCCGGCTGGAATGGCAGAAGCTGCGCGAGCGCAACGAGTCGCTGGACTGCCGCGTCTACGCCCGCGCCGCCGCCTGGATCGCGGGCGCGGACCGCTGGCCCGACGAGAAATGGCGCGATCTCGAGGATCAGCTCGGGGCCGCGCCCACCGACAGCGATCCCGCGGGACAGATCAACCGGCCGGGACAGGCCCCGCAGGGCAAGCGCCGCTCCGACTGGCTCGGACGGCGCGGAGGATGGTTCTGAACATGACTGACTGGACGGAAACCGAACTCTCGGCGCTGCGCCGGGCCTATGCCAGCGGCACGACACGCGTCAGCTATGACGGCAAGTCCGTCGACTACGGCTCGGCCGAGGACCTGCTCGCCCGCATCCGCACCATCGAGCGGGCCATCGCGGGCACCACACGGCCGCTGCCGGTGGCCGGCTTGGCGGGCTTCTCGCGCGGGGATCGCTGATGTCGGCGACCTGGTTCGATCACGCCATCGCCACGGTGGCGCCGCGCATGGCCGCGCGCCGCGTGATGGCCCGGCAGGCCTTCGAGACCCTGACGCGCGGCTATGACGGGGCGGCGCGCGGGCGGCGGACCGAGGGCTGGCGCGCGCCGGGATCCTCGGCCGACACCGAGATCGGCGTGGCCGGGGCGCTGCTGCGCGACCGGATGCGCGATCTCGTGCGCAACAACCCGCATGCGGCCAAGGCCGTGGCGGTGCTGGTCAACAACATCATCGGCGCGGGCATCATGCCGCGCGCCGCGAGCGGAGACGACAAGCTCGACCGCAAGGTCGATGCCTTGTTCGAGCGCTGGACTGCGGAGTGCGACGCCGATGGACAGCTCGACTTCTACGGTCTGCAGACGCTGATCTGCCGCGAGATGGTAGAGGCGGGCGAGGTCCTGGCGCGCCGCCGCCTGCGGCGCGCGAGCGACGGTCCGCCGGTGCCGCTGCAATTGCAGGTGCTGGAGGCCGACTTCCTCGACGCCACCAAATCCGGCGCCATCGGCGCAGGACGCCTCGTGCAGGGGATCGAGTTCGACCCGGTCGGCAAGCGCCGGGCCTATTGGCTGCACGCCGAGCATCCGGGCGATGCGTACGGCGCCTTGCAGAACGGTCTGCAGAGCCGCCCGGTCCCCGCGACCGAGATCGCCCATGTCTACGAGAAGCAGCGCACGCAGGCGCGCGGCGTTCCCTGGGGCGCGCCGGTGATCCGCAGCTTGCGCGATCTCGACGATTACGAGGTGGCCGAACTGGTCCGCAAGAAGACCGAGGCCTGCGTCACCGCCATCGTCTTCGGCGACGACGAGGCGCAGCAGGGCATCGCGCCCTCGGTGGTCGACGCCGACGGCAATCGCGTCGAGCAGTTCGAGCCGGGGCTGATCGCCTATGCCCGCGGCGGAAAGGACATTCGCTTCAACCAGCCTTCGGCCACCGGGGGCTACGGTGAGTACAAGCGGGCGAGCCTGCACACGATCTCGGCGGGCTTCCGCGTGCCCTACGAGCTGCTGACCGGCGATCTCAGCCAGGTCAACTATTCCTCGATCCGGGCGGGGTTGGTGGAATTCCGCCGCCAGATCGACGCGGTGCAGTGGCAGCTCTTCATCCCGATGTTCTGCGCGCCGGTCTGGCGCTGGTTCACGGAAGCCGCATGGGCGGCGGGCCAGATCCCGTCGCCGATCGTGCCTGTCGAATGGTCGCCGCCGAAGTTCGAGGCGGTCGATCCGCAGAAGGACGCGATGGCGAACCTGCTGTCGATCCGTTCCGGCACCATGACGCTGGCCGAAGTGATCGCGAAACAGGGCCGCAACCCCGACGCGGTGCTGGCCGAGATCGCAGCGACCAACGCGAAGCTCGACGCGCTGGGGCTTGTGCTGGACAGCGATCCGCGGCGCGTCACGAAAACCGGCAGCGCGCAGACTGATCCCGCCGCCGACGACCCCTCCGCCGAAGCGGATGAAACCGACCCGGCGCAGGCCGACCAACAGGACTGACCCCATGGACACGATGATCGAACTGCCGGCCATGCGCCGGTCGGCGGAGCTTGCGCCGAACACGGCCGATTCCGACAGCCGCACCGTCGAGGTGGTCTGGTCGGCAGGGGCCCGTGTCCGACGCGCCACCTTCTTCGGCGAGCCCTATGACGAGGAACTGAGCCTCGACCCGGCCCATGTGCGGCTCGACCGGCTGAACGCGGGCGCGCCGTTCCTGAAGGTGCACGAGCTCGACACGCTCGACGCGGTCATCGGTTCGGTCGTGCCGGGCTCGGCCCGGATCGAGAACGGCCGCGGGATCGCGCTGGTGCGGATCAGCGAACGCGCCGACGTCGAGCCGATCTGGCGCGACATCCAGGCCGGGCACATCCGGGCGGTCTCAATCGGCTACCAGGTCCACCGGTTCGAGGTCTCGAAGCCCGAAGCCGCCCGCGAGCTTTGGCGCGCGGTGGACTGGACGCCGTTCGAGGTCTCCGCCGTCGCGGTTGGCGCAGATCCCGCCGCGGGCTTCCGCGCCCAGCATCCCCTTCACGACTGCGTCCTTCACCGCCGGGACGCCCCTTCCACAACGAAAGGACCGATCCCGATGACGGACAAGACCCAGACCCCGGCGAGCGACGCCGCAACCCCCGCCACCACCCAGCCGACCGAGCCGGTCGAAACCGAGGACACACCCATGACCGAGCCGAAAGCGGCTTCGCCCGAGCCTAAGATCGCCGCCAGCGCGACCCGCAGCCAGCCGAAGACGCAGGCAACTCCCGCGCCCGACACCGAAGCGGTTGCCAACCGCGCCCGAGAGGCCGAGCGCGACCGCGTCTCCACCATCTACGATCTCGCGGGCCGCCTGAACCTCGAGCGCGGCTTCGCCGAGGATCTGGTGAAACGCGGCGTCAGCGTCGACGAGTCCCGCCGCCTGATCCTCGACCAGGTCGCGGCGAAGTCGGACGAGACCCGGACCTTCCCCCATGTCTCCGTACCGCTCGGCGGCCGGGACGAGCACATCACCCGCCGCGACGCGGTGGCGAATGCGCTGCTGCACCGCTACAGCCCGACGCTGTTCCAGCTGGAGGACGCCGCGCGCCAGTATCGCGGCATGACGCTGCTGGAGCTGGCCCGCGAAAGCCTCGGCAACGCCGGGGTCAACACGCGGGGGCTCTCGCGCGACGAGGTGGCGACGCGCGCGCTGCATTCGACCTCGGACGTCCCCGAGATCCTGTCGGCGGTCACCAACAAGACCCTGCGGCAGGCCTACGAGGCCTATCCCCGCACGTTCATGCTGTTCTGCCGCCAGGTGCTGGCCACCGACTTCAAGGCCATGCACCGGGTCCAGCTGGGCGAGGCCCCTCAGCTGCTCGAGGTCGGCGAGAGCGGCGAGTTCAAGCGCGGCACGCTCGGCGAGAGCAAGGAGAGCTACAAGGTCAAGACCTATGGCCGGGTCGTCGCGATCACCCGCCAGACGCTGATCAACGACGATCTCGACGCCTTCACCCGGATCCCGGCGATGTACGGCAACTCCATCGCGCAGCTGGAAAGCGATGTGGTCTGGGGCATCATCACCGCCAACCCGGCGATGGCCGACGGCAATGCGCTGTTCCACACCACGCACAAGAACCTCGCGGGCACCGGCGCGGCGCTCGACGTGAGCAGCGTCGGAGCGGCGCGGGCGGCGATGGCCAAGCAGACGGGGCTCGACAAGAAGACGGTGCTGAACGTCCGGCCTGCCTTTCTGATCGTGCCCGCCTCGCTGGAACTGAAAGCCGAGCAGCTGGTCGCCCAGAACCTCGTGCCCGCCGCGAGCGGCAACGTGGTGCCGCAGTCGATCCGCACCCTCGCGCCGATCAGCGAGCCCCGGCTCGACGCCGCCAGCGAGACCGCCTGGTATCTGGCGGCCAGCCCGAACCAGATCGACACCATCGAGTACGCCTATCTCGAGGGTCAGCAGGGCGCGTACATCGAGACGCGCAACGGCTTCGATGTCGATGGAGTCGAGATCAAGTGTCGGCTCGACTTCGGCGCCAAGGCCATCGACTGGCGCGGCCTCTACAAGAACCCGGGCGCGTAAGGCGCGCTTCCTGAACCCTGACACACGGGCGGTCCAATCGGGCCGCCCTTCGTCTTTCCACGAGGATCACTCCCATGAAAAACTACGTCCAGCCCGGCAACACCATCACCCTGACCGCGCCCTATGCCGTCGCCTCCGGCGATGGCCTGCTCGTCGGCTCGATCTTCGGCATCGCCGCCGGAGACGCCGCCATCGCCGAGCCCGTCGAGGCTGCGCTCGTCGGCGTCTTCGACATCACCAAGGTCGGCTCGCAGGCGTGGACCGTCGGCGCCAAGGTCTACTGGGACGACACCAACAAGCGCTGCACCACAGTCGCCACCGACAACACCCTCATCGGCGCGGCCGTCGAGGCGGTGGCGAGCGGCGCGGGCGACACCATCGGTCGGGTGCGCCTGAACGCGACCTTCTGATGAGCGCCTTCGCCGCCGCCGTGGGCGCGCTCTTCGCCGATCCGAACGTCGGCCGGGACGCGGTCTACATTGCCGAAGGCGGCGCGCCCATGCTGGTGCGCGTCGTCGCCCGGCGCGCGGATGCCGTCACCGACTTCGGCGACGCACGGCTCTGGTCCGAGACCACCCGGATCGACCTGCGCGTCGCCGAGGTGACGAACCCGCGCCCGGGCGACCGCATAGAGATCGACAGTGACGCCTTCCTCATTCAGGGCGAGCCGGTCCGGGACCGCGAACGGCTGGTCTGGACCGTCGATCTGCGCCCGGCGTGACCGTGATGAAACTGAAGCTCGACATCGATCCCGACATCGTCGCGATGATGGCGGCGGAGGTGGCAGCGGGCGAACGCGCCGTCACCGCCGCCATGCGCGAGGCCGGGACCGGTCTGAAGTCGGCCTGGCGGTTGCAGATCACCGGCGCGGGGCTCGGCACGCGGCTGGCCAATTCGATCCGGAGCCAGAACTTCCCGAGGTCGGGCGAGAGCCTCGATGCCGCGGCGCTGGTCTGGTCCAAGGCGCCAGTCATCGTGGGCGCGCATGACACGGGGCCGTTGATCCGCTCCAAAGACGGGTTCTGGCTGGCGATCCCGCTGCCCGCCGCAGGCAAATCCCTGCGCGGCGGCCGGATCACGCCCGGTGAATGGGAACGGCGACGCGGGCTGCGTCTGCGCTTCGTCTATCGCCGCACGGGGCCGAGCCTCCTGGTGGCGGAGGGGCGGCTCAACACGAAGGGTCAGGCGGTCGTGTCTCGCTCCAAGACCGGGCGCGGCAAGGTCAGCGCGCCGATCTTCCTGCTCGTGCCGCAGGTCAAGCTGCCGAAGCGGCTGGACCTGGCACGAGATGCAGACCGGGCATTGGACAGGGTGCCGGGGCTGATCGTGGTCAATTGGGTGGAGGTGCGGTACTGAAAATGGCGCTACGCACACTGACGCCGCCTAAGTTAAGCCTGAGTTCTAGCTAGATCTGCGAATTCGAAGTGCGCCATCTGATCAGCATGGGCCTTCTTAAACGCAGGTCGCTCTGTAATCCTCGTAATATACCGCTCTGCCGCTGGCCGATCTCCAAACGAACGAACTATTGCCACGCGGAGGGCATCGACCATCACAAGGTCAGCGACGGTGAAGCGGTCGGCCGCCAGCCATTCTCGCTCACTCAGAACTCGCTCCATGTGGCCCAGGCGGCTTTCCAACCAACCCGTCAGGCCGTTTTCCCTTGCGCCGGTCACTTCCAAGAACCACCAAGGGACTGAAACCATCTCAATCGAATTGAGTGCGGCAATAGTCCATTGCAGTGTTTCGGCCTCGCCGATCGGATCGTGCGGCATGAGCCTTTCACTCTTGCGCGCCAAATGAAGCAAGCCCGCACCGCTTTCGAAGATCTTAATGTTGCCATCTGTGAGAAAAGGCACCTGCATGAAGGGCTGGCGGACAAAATGATTGGTATCGCGATCGTCAAACGGAACGGTGCGAACGTCATAAGAAAGCCCGGCCTCCTCTGCTGCCCATCTCAGGCGCAGATCGCGCACAAACCCGCGCGGCCCCTCCGGCACCCAATCGAACGTCCAAATAGTGATTCCATCAGACATGCATGTTCTTTCGCAGCAGATTAACGATGTCTGTCATCGTGCGGCAGACTTGTCCATGGGCATTGAGCGGACGTTCGCCGCACTTTCGACATAGTGACAACCAATGCCCACCCCCCGCGAAACCATCCTCGCCGCGCTGCATGTGCGGTTGTCGTCGCTGCCCGCCACGGCCCTGCGCGGCGAGGTGCTGCCCGAGCGCGTGCCGGCCGAGGGGCTGCTGATCCTGCGCGACGGCGAGCCGGGGGAGCCCGAGGTCACGCTGTCGCCGCTGGCCTACCACTACCAGCAGAGGGCGGAGATCGAGGCGGTCGTGCAGGGCCCCGACCGTGACGCCGCCTTCGACATACTGACCGCCAGCATCGCGACGGCGCTCGCCACCGACCGCACGCTGGGCGGGCTCTGCGACTGGGTCGAGGCGGAGGCGCCACGGCCTGTTGATCTGCCCGTTGAGGGCGCGGCCAGCCTGAAGGCCGCCGTGATCCCGGTGATCCTGCATTATTCCACGGCCGATCCGCTCGGCTGACCCCGACAACCCGAGGAGAACACCATGGCACGAGCCCAGGGGGCGCGGGCGCTGATGGCGCTTGCGTTCGAGACGACCTATGGAACGCCGCCCGTGAGCGGCTTCACCCGCATGCCCTTCGCCAGCACCTCGCTCGGCGCGGAGCAGCCTCTGCTGAACTCGGAGCTTCTCGGGTACGGCCGCGATCCGCTGGCGCCGATCAAGGACGCGGTGACGGCCGACGGTGACGTGGTCGTGCCGCTCGACGCAGAGGCCTTCGGCTTCTGGCTGAAGGCGGCCTTCGGCACGCCCACGACCACGGGCGCAGAGGCCCCGTACAGCCACGAGTTCCAGTCCGGGTCCTGGACGCTGCCCAGCATGTCTATCGAGACCGGCATGCCGGAGGTTCCGCGATACGCGATGTATTCCGGCTGCGTGCTCGACCAGATCACCTGGCAGATGCAGCGGTCTGGCCTGCTGACGGCTACCGCGCGACTGGTGGCGCAGGGCGAGACGGTGGGCACGACCACCAGCGCTGGAACGCCCGCTGCGCTGGAGCTGAAACGCTTCGGTCATTTCAACGGAGCGATCAGCCGGAACGGCACCGCACTCGGCAATGTGGTCTCGGCCGAGATCACCTACGCCAACAACCTCGACCGGATCGAGACCATCCGGAGCGATGGCCGCATCGACGGGGCTGATCCGTCCATTGCCGCGCTCACCGGTCGGATCGAGGTGCGCTTTGCCGACCAGACACTGGTGACGCAGGCGATCAACGGCGAGGCCTGCGAGATGGAATTCGCCTACATCCTGCCCTCCGGCGAGAGCTTCACCTTCACCGTGCACGCCGTCTACCTGCCGCGCCCGCGCATCGAGATTTCCGGGCCGCAGGGCGTGCAGGCCACCTTCGACTGGCAGGCCGCCCGCGACAGCGTCGTCGGCCGGATGTGCACGGCAACCCTGATCAACGACATCGAGGTGTACTGAGAATGCTGACGCTCGACCTGACCAACGCCCCGCGCTGGCATGACCTCGCGCCCGGCGTAGGGGTGCAGCTGCGCCCGTTGACCACCGCGCTGATGGTGGCGACGCGCAGCGATCCGGCCGTCGAGGCGGTGTCCGAGGAGGCCTCCGACGAGGAACGCGCCGTTGCCTTCGCGAAAGCGCTGGCGCGGCGAGCGGTGCTCGCCTGGGAAGGCATCGGTGATACCGAGGGCGAGCCCATCGACCCGAGCCCCGAGTCCATCGACGCGCTGCTCGACATCTGGCCGATCTTCGAGGCCTTCCAGCTGACCTACGTCTCCAAGGGCCTGCTGCTGGAGCAGGAAAAAAACGCCTCCGCGCTCTCGCCGAATGGTCCTTCGGTGGGGGCGATCGATACTGCCAAGCCTGCGCGCAAGCCTGTCCGGACTGCCCGGCGCGGCTGAACCGCCCGGAAACGCCGGAAGGTTGGCAGGTCTGGGACCTCGTCAGCCGTCTCGGCGGACAGCTGCGCGTCCTGCCCGGCGCGGTGATCGGCTGGGACATGTCGGCGGCGCTCGCGCTCGGTGACGCGCTCGGCGTGCCGCCCCTCGCCATGGCCGAACTGCTGCCCGTCATCGAGGCGGTGATGGTCACCAAGCTCAACGAACAGATGGATCATTCCCATGGCTGAGAAGAGGGTCAGCGTTCGCCTCGCGGCCGTGGGCGGCCGACAAGTGCGCGCCGAACTGGAAGGCGTGGGCGAAGCCGGATCGCGCGGCTTCGGACGGCTGAGCCGCGAGATGGAGGCGGCGAACGCCCGGCTTGCGGCTTTCTCGCGCCGGGTCCGGGTCGCGGCAGCCGCTGCCGTGGCCGCCGCAGCCGCCGCTGGCGTGGCGATGGTCCGCTCCGGGCTGCAGACGGTCGATGCGCAGGCCAAGCTCGCGCAGTCGCTCGGCACCACCGTCGCCTCGATCCAGACGCTGGAGCGAGCGGGCGAGCTGGCCGGCGTGTCGATGTCCGGCATCGAGCAGGCGACCAAGGATCTGACGCGTCGGCTCAGCCAGGCGGCCGCAGGGACTGGCCCCGCGGCCGACGCGCTGGACCGGCTCGGGCTTTCCGCCACCGACCTGATTGCGCTGCCGCTGGATCAGCGCGTGGGCGCGATCAACGCCGCCATCGAGAGCTTCGTGCCTGCCGCCGAGCGCGCTGCCGTGGCAGGCCAGCTCTTTGGCGAGGAAGGCTCCATCGCCATGTCGCGGATCGACACGGCGACGCTGCGCCAGGCGACCGAGGACGTGCTCGCCTTCGGTGTCGTCGTCTCCGAACAGGACGCCGACCAGATCGAACGGACGAACGACGCCATCTCCCGGCTCGGTCTGATCTGGCGCGGGCTGTCGAACCAGCTGGCGGTCGCCGCGGCCCCCGCGCTGGAAGCGGTCGCCAATGCCATGGCGGCGGTCGCCAGCCGCACGGGCCCGCTCGGCATCGCAATTCGCGGCCTCTTCGACAGCATCGGTCGCCTGACGACCTACGCCGCCACCTTTGCCGCCTTCCTCGCGGGCCGCTGGGTCGCCGGGATGGCCGCCGCGGCGCTCTCGGTCCGGGGCCTCGCCACGGCGCTGGTCGTCCTGCGTGGGGCGCTGATCCGCACCGGCATCGGCGCGCTGATCGTCGGCGCGGGCGAGCTCGTCTACCAGTTCACCCGGCTCGTCTCCGGCGCCGGCAGTTTCGGAGAAGCGATGTCGCTCCTGAAGTACCTCGCGGTCGAGGTCTGGGAACGCATCAGGATGGGCGCGGCGGCGGCGGGCGCGGCCGCCACGGCGATGTTCTTCGACCTGAAGGCCGATGCCGCCTCGGGCATGCGGAGCGCCATCGAGAGCGTCGTCGGATTCGGCAACACCGCGGCGAACACCTTCGAAGGCGCCTACGAGGCGATCAAGGCGATCTGGGGTCTGCTGCCCGCCGCCATCGGCGATCTGGCGTTCCAGGCGGCCAACAGCGTGGTCGATGGCGTCGAGGCGATGCTGAACGGCGTGGTCTCGCGCATCAACGGCTTCATCGGCGGCATCAACCAGGGGCTGGAAGCGCTCGGGTCTGAGCGGCGCATCTCGCTGGTGCCCGACCTCGATCTCGGCGAGATCGAGAACCGCTTCGAGGGCGCGGCCAGCGCTGCCACGACAGCTGCGCAGGCGGCGTTCGACCGGGCATTCGAGGACAACCCGCTCACGGCCCCGGACCTCGGCCTGACCGACGCGGCGAACCGGGCGCTCGAGTCCGCGAATGTCTACCGTGGCGCCGCGCGCGACCTGGCCGAAGGGGCCCGCGCGCCCCTCGAAAGCTGGCAGGCGCTGCGCGACGCTGTGCGCGGCACCGACGAGGCCAGTGCCGATGCGCTGACCGAGGCCACGGCCGCAGCGGAGCGGTTCGAGACCGCGCTCGACGGCGCCGGACAAGCCGCGACCGATGCCGGCGCTGCCGCAGGCGCAGCGGCTGCCGCCGCTGAACCCAGCGTCGAGACGTCCGTCACGGGCTGGCGGGCGGTCACGGCAGCGCTGTCGGATTACGCCAGCAAGGCCCGCGACATCGGTGGCGATATCGGCCAGAGCCTCGTCGGCGCCTTCCAGTCGGCCGAGAACGCGGTGGGCCAGTTCGTGAAGACCGGCAAGCTGAACTTCCGCGACCTTGTCACCTCGCTGCTCGCCGATCTCGCCCAGCTCGCGGCGCGGCGGTTCATCCTCGGGCCGATCGCCAATGCACTTTCGGGTGTCTTCGCCGGTGCTGGCGGCATCTTCGCCAACGTCCTGCACGCGGGCGGGATGGTCGGATCGGCGGGGCCCTCACGCTTGGTCCCGGCCATGGCCTTCGCCGCCGCGCCCCGGATGCATTCAGGCGGCATGGCGGGGCTACGCCACGACGAGGTGCCCGCGATCCTGCAGCGCGGCGAGCGGGTGCTGTCGCGCCGCGAGGCGCAGGCCTACGGCGCGGGCGGCGGCGTCAACGTCACCATCCAGACCCGTGACGCCGAGAGCTTCCGCCAGTCCCGGACGCAGGTCGCCGCCGACATCGCCCGTGCGGTCTCGCTCGGGCGGAGGGGTATGTGATGGCGTTTTACGAGGTCCGGTTTCCCGACAACATCAGCCGAGGCGCGAGGGGCGGGCCGGAGCGGCGCACCCAGATCGTCGAGCTCGCCTCGGGAGACGAGGAGAGGAACGCCAGCTGGGCGAACTCGCGCCGCCGCTACGACGTCGCCTATGGCATTCGCCGCGCCGACGATCTGGCGGCGGTGGTTGCCTTCTTCGAGGCGCGCAACGGTCGGCTGCACGGTTTCCGCTTCAAGGACTGGGGCGACCACAAGTCCTGTCTGCCCTCGGGCACGCCATCGCCCACCGATCAGTCGATCGGCACCGGCGACGGCGCGACGACCGCCTTCCATCTGGTGAAGCGCTACGCCTCGGGCGCGCAATCGTGGACGCGCGCCATCGCCAAGCCAGTGGCGGGGACCGTGCGCATCGCGCTTGGCGGGATCGAGCAGCCCTCCGGCTGGTCGGTCGACGCCACGACCGGCGTCGTCAGCTTTGGGGCCGCGCCAAGCTCCGGCGTCTCCATCACTGCGGGCTTCGAGTTCGACGTGCCCGTCCGCTTCGACACCGATGCGCTCGACGTGACGCTCGACCTCGAGCGGCTCGGCTCGATCATCTCCATTCCGCTTCTGGAACTGCGCCGATGAAGACCCTCGACCCTGACCTGCAGGCCCATCTCGACGAAGGCACGACCACGCTCGCCTGGTGCTGGCGGATCACCCGCACCGATGCCGTCACCTTCGGCTTCACCGATCACGACCGGACGCTCAGCTTCGATGGGACGGACTTCGAGCCGGAGAGCGGCCTGACGGCCTCGGAGGTGCGCTCGGGCTCCGACCTGTCGGTCGATGCGCAGGACACCGAGGGCGTGCTGACTTCGGACCGCATCACCGAGACCGACATCCTCGACGGCCGCTGGGACAACGCCGAGGTCGAGGTCTGGCGGGTGAACTGGGCCGAAACCGGCCAGCGCGTTCTGATGCGGCGCGGCGCCATCGGGCAGATCCGGCGCGGGCGGCTGGCCTTCGTCGCCGAGGTCCGCTCGCTCGCCCACGTCCTCGGCCAGACGGTCGGGCGGACGTTCCAGGCGACCTGCGATGCCGCGCTCGGCGATGCGCGCTGCGGCGTCGATCTGGAGGATCCCGCCTTCAAGGGCACCGGTGCCGTGATTGATCTGCTGCGCGATCGGGCCTTCACCGCCTCGGGGCTCAGTGGGTTCGCCTCCGGCTGGTTCACCTTCGGCACGCTGGACTGGACGAGCGGCGCAAATGCGGGACGGCGCACCGAGGTGCTGGGCCATGACGTCGCGGATGGCATCGCCGTACTGACGCTGCTCGAAGCGCCGGTGCGCGCGATCGCCGAGGACGACGGCTTCACCATTCGCGCGGGCTGCGACAAGCGGATGGAGACCTGTGGTGCGAAGTTCACGAACACCGCCAACTTCCGCGGCTTCCCGCACATCCCCGGCCAGGACACGATTCTGCGCTACGCGAGCAAGGACGGCGGCCACGACGGGGGCGTGCTGTGAAGCCGGCCGATCCGGATCGGGTCATCGCCTCCGCGCGGGCCTGGCTCGGCACGCCCTACCACGACCAGGCGGGCCTGCGCGGGATCGGCTGCGACTGCCTCGGGCTGGCCCGCGGCGTCTGGCGCGAGGTCGTCGGCCCCGAGCCGTTCCCGATCCCGCCCTACAGTCGCGACTGGGGCGAGACCGGGCCGCGCGAGGTTCTGGCCGAGGGCGCGCGGCGGATGATGACCGAGGTGGAACCGGCAGCGGCCGGTCCGGGCGCGCTGGTCCTCTTCCGCATGAAGCCTCGCGCCATCGCCAAGCATGTCGGGATCCTGACCGGGCCCGACACCTTCCTCCACGCCTACGAGCGGCTCGGCGTGATCGAGGAACCGCTCACTCCATCCTGGCGACGGCGCATCGCCTTCGCCTTCCTGTTCCCGCAACGCTGAGACCCACCCATGATGGTGTGGATGGCTCCTCCCCCGACGGCATCGCGATGTGCCATGCTGGTGCTGTCATCGACCAACAAAGGAACGGGAGCCATCCACATGGAGATTACAACACTCGGGATCGATATCGCCAAGTCCGTCTTTCAGCTGCACGGCGTCGACGCCGCGGGTCAGGTCGTGTTGAAAAAGCGCCTGCGCCGCAATCAGGTGCTGGACTTCATGACCCAATTGCCCCGCTGCCTCGTGGGCATCGAGGCCTGCGGGACGTCGCATCACTGGGCGCGGGAGATCGCGGCGCTCGGCCACGAGGTCCGTCTGATCCCGCCGGCCTACGTGAAGCCCTATGTAAAGCGGCAGAAGAACGACATGGCCGATGCCGAGGCGATCTGCGAGGCGGTGACGCGGCCGAACATGCACTTCGTGCCGATCAAGACGCCGGAGCAGCAGGGCGTGCTCATTCTGCATCGCACCCGCAAGATGCTGTCGCGCCAGCGCACCATGATACTCAACGCCTTCCGCAGTCACCTGGCCGAGTTCGGCATCGTCGCGCCGAAGGGCCCGTATCACGTGATGCAACTGGCCAAGGCGCTGCGCGAGGGAGAGCACGACCTCCCGGAGGTCGCGCGCCGGGCGCTGATCGGGTTCGCCGACCAGCTCGCGGCGCTGGCGGCGGAGATCAAGTCGCTCGACCGGCAGCTCCGCGCCTGGCACGCCGACAATCCGGTCAGCCAGCGGCTGCAGACGATCCCCGGCATCGGCGTGATCACAGCGACGGCGCTGGCCGCCAGCATCCCCGACGCGTCGGTGTTCAAGTCGGGCCGGCATTTCGCCGCGTTCCTCGGGATCGTGCCGCGACAGAATTCGACCGGCGGCAAGGACCGACTTGGGCGGATCTCCAAGATGGGCGATCCCTATTTGCGAACCTTGCTTGTGAATGGGGCGACTGCCGTGATCCGGCGGATCGAAAAAGCGGAGGGCCGGACCGCGATCTGGATCCGGCGGCTGCTGGACAGGAAGCCGGCACGGGTCGCTTCGGTGGCAATCGCCAACAAGACTGCGCGCATCGCCTGGGCCGTGATGTTGCGCGAAGAAGACTACAAGGCGCCTGCAATAGGCTGAGAAACAGTGCGGCGCGGATAACTTGCGCGCCGCTTGACTTGCGAGGGCATGGACGGTGATGATGATCCGATAGGAAAGACCGTAGCTGGGACACGCCGAAGCAGTTGCCTGGGCATCATTGCTCGTCAACATGATTGGGACCCAGCCTGCGGACTTCATCAAGGCCAGCGGTCAGACAGTACCGCGCCAACAGGCCGAACACATGACCGCAATCCGCAGAGATCACGGTCACCCGAAATATCCCTTGCAAAACCGGAGCCATCCACACATGGCAACGCTCGTCCTCGGTGCCGTTGGCGCCGCCATTGGCGGTTCGATCGGCGGCGCGATCCTTGGTGTCAGCGCCGCCACCATCGGCGGCTTCATCGGCTCCAGCATCGGCTCGGTCGTTGACAGCTGGATCATCTCGTCGCTGGCGCCGACGCAGCGCATCGAAGGCGCGCGGCTCGACACGCTGCGCATCACCTCGGCCACCGAAGGCGCGGTCATCCCGCGGCTCTACGGCCGGATGCGGATGGGCGGCAACATCATCTGGGCAACGGATTTCCGCGAGGAGACGAAGACCACCACCCAAGGCGGCGGCAAGGGCGGCGGGGGCGGCAAGGTCAAGACCACCGAGTATCTGTACTACGCCTCCTTCGCCGTTGCGCTCTGCGAGGGACCGATCACCGGCATCGGCCGCATCTGGGCGGACGGCAAGCCGATGGACCTCTCCGGCGTCACCTGGCGCTGGTATCCCGGCGGCGAGGCGCAGACGGCGGACCCGTTCATCGCGGCGAAGATGGGTGCGGCGAACACCCCCGCCTATCGCGGCACCGCCTATGTGGTCTTCGAGGAGCTGGCGCTCTCGACCTACGGCAACCGCCTGCCGCAGCTCTCCTTCGAGGTGTTCCGGCCGCTGGCCGATCCCGACACCGCCGAAGGGCTGACCCGCGCCGTCACCATGATCCCGGCCTCGGGCGAGTTCACCTATGCCACGCAGGCGATCCGGAAGACCGATGGCGGCGCGCAGATCCCTGAGAACCTGAACGCGCTGGCCGACTCCACCGACATGGTGGAGGCGCTGGACAGGCTGCAGGCGATGGCGCCTGCGGTCGAGAGCGTCAGCCTCGTGGTGGCCTGGTTCGGCGACGACCTGCGCGCGGGATCGTGCAAGGTGCGGCCGGGCGTCGAGGTGTCCGCGAAGTCGACGACGCCCGCCACCTGGTCGGTCAATGGCGTCAGCCGCGCCAATGCCTTCCTCGTCAGCCGCGACGACCAAGACCGCCCGGTCTATGGCGGCACGCCGTCCGACTTCGCGGTGGTGCAGGCCATCCAGGAGATGAAGGCGCGCGGGCTGCGCGTCACCTTCTATCCCTTCATCCTGATGGACGTGCCGCCCGGCAACACCCTGCCGAACCCGTATTCCGACAACGCCACCGAGACGGGTCAGCCAGTCTTCCCATGGCGGGGGCGGATCACCTGTTCCCCGGCGGCGGGTTTCGCAGGGACCGTGGACAAGACCGCCACGGCCGCAAGCCAGGTCGCAGCGCTGTTCGGATCGGCCACGCCTGCCAGCTTCAGCGTCTCGGGTGAGTCGGTCTTCTGGACCGGGCCATCTGGCGACTGGGGTCTTCGGCGCATGGTGCTGCACTACGCCCATCTCTGCGCAGCGGCGGGCGGGGTCGATGCCTTCCTGATCGGCACCGAGATGCCGGGGCTGACCACGATCCGCTCGAACGCCAGCACTTATCCGGCGGTGCAGGCCTATCGGGACCTCCTCGCGGATGTGCGCTCGATCCTCGGGTCCGGCACCAGGATCGGCTATGCCGCCGACTGGTCGGAGTATTTTGGGCACCAGCCGGGCGATGGTTCGGGCGACGTGTTCTTCCACCTCGATCCGCTCTGGGCCGATCCGGAGATCGATTTCATCGGCATCGACAACTACATACCGCTCTCCGACTGGCGCGACGGGTTCGAGCATGCCGACGCGCAGGAGGGCTGGCCCGCGATCTACGACCGGGCCTATCTGCAGGGCAACATCGCGGGCGGCGAAGGCTACGACTGGTTCTATGCCAGCGCCGCCGACCGGTCCGCGCAGGTCCGCACCCCGATCACGGATGGCGCGGCGGCCAAGCCGTGGGTCTTCCGCTACAAGGATCTGCGCGCCTGGTGGTCGAACCCGCACTACAATCGCCCGGGTGGGGTGGAGAGCGGCACACCGACGGAATGGGCGCCCGAGTCCAAGCCGATCTGGTTCACCGAGCTGGGCTGCCCGGCCATCGACCGGGGCACCAACCAGCCCAACGTGTTCTTCGACCCGAAGTCGTCGGAGAGCTTCACGCCGCATTTCTCGCGGGGCTGGCGCGACGACGCGATCCAGCGAGCGTATCTGGAGGCGACCTATCTCTGGTGGGGCGAGGCCGCGAACAACCCGCTGTCCTCGGTCTACGGCGGTCGCATGGTGCATGTGCCGGAATGTGCCGCCTGGACCTGGGACGCGCGGCCCTATCCCTTCTTCCCGGCGCTGACCGATGTCTGGACGGACGGCGCGAACTGGCGGCTTGGCCACTGGCTGACGGGGCGGCTCGGGGCGGTCTCGCTTGCGGCTCTTGTGCGGCACCTCTGTCTGCGCGCCGGGCTGCCCGAGGCGCGGATCGATGTCACCGGCCTCTGGGGCGCGGTCGAGGGCTACGCCGTCACCGCGCTCGAAAGCCCGCGGGCCTCGATCACCACGCTGTCGCGGCATTTCGGCTTCGATGCCGTTGAGACCGAGGGGGTGATCCGTTTTGTCATGCGTGGGCGGGCCTCCGTCGCCACCCTCGGGCCGGACGATCTGGTCGCCGCCCGCGAAGGCGACCTGCTAGAACTGACCCGCGGCCAGGAGACCGAACTGCCGCAGGCCCTGAAATGGCAGGTCGCCCGCGCCGACGAGGATTACGACGCGGCCCTCGTCGAGGCGCGGCGCATCACCGTGGACACGACACGGATCACCTCGGAGTCCTTCCCGATGGCCGTGCCGCCCGAGGAGGCCGAGCGCCGCTGCCGCCGCGCGCTGATGGAGGCGTGGGTGGGGCGCGAGACGGCGGCGTTCCGTCTGCTGCCCTCGCGCCTGGCGCTCGATCCGGCCGACGCGATCCGGTTCACGTACGACGGGCGGCTGGTCGATCTGCGGCTCGTCTCGATCGCCGACGCCGAGGCGCGCGGCATCGAGGCGGTGCGCCAGGACCGGGCGACCTACGACCTGCCGCCCGGCGATCCCCGCGCGGCGTCTCTGACGCGGGCCGTGGTGTTCGGCGCGCCGGATGCGGTGCTGATGGACTTGCCGCAGCTGACCGAGGACCAGCCCGCGCATCGGCCATTCGTGGCGGCACACGCCGTGCCTTGGCCGGGCGAGATGGCGGTTTTCCGCAGCCCCTCGACCGATGGCTTCGAGCTGCTGACCACGACTCAGTCCCGCGCCCGGATCGGGGCGCTGGTCTCCGACTTCTTCGCGGGGCCCACCTCGCGCTTCGACCTCGGCAATGCGCTGGTGTTGGATCTGCTGACCGCGACGCTGGAAAGCGTCACGGACCTGACGCTGTTCGGAGGAGCCAACGCGCTGGCAATCGAGAACGCGCCCGGCGTCTGGGAGATCGTGCAGGCGGGCGCGGCCGAATTGCTGGCGCCGGGCCGTTATGAGCTCACCCGGCTCCTGCGCGGCCAGCGCGGCACCGAAAACGCCATGGGCAACCCGGCGCCTGCTGGCGCGCGGGTTGTGGTCTTGGACACCGCGCTGGCGTCCCTGCCGATCGCCGAGGCCGATCTCGGCATCCCGTGGAACTGGCGCATCGGCCCGGCCAGCCGCCCGGTCAGCGACGAAACCTATCTCGCGCAGGCCTTCACGCCCGCGGGCGCGGGGCTGCGGCCATTCTCGGTCGCTCATGTGGAGCAGCCGTGGCGCAAGCCCCGGAGCCCCGGCGATCTGACCATCCGCTGGACACGCCGGTCTCGGGCCCTCGCGGCCGACAGCTGGGGCGGACTCGAGGTGCCGCTCGGCGAGGAACTGGAAGCCTACGAGGTCGAGATCCTCGATGGCGCCACCGTGAAACGGGTCCTCAGTACGACCACCACCAGCGCGGTCTACACCGCCGCCCAGCAGACCGCCGATTGGGGCGCGCCGCTCGGCCCCGGCGACACGCTCGACATCCGCATCTACCAGCTCTCCGCCCTCGTCGGGCGAGGAGCGCCCAAGACCGCCACGCTGAGCTTCTGAGGCCGCGCAATGAGTTCTGGCCCGCCGTGCGCTCTCCGGCGTAGGCTCGGGACATGCACCCCGAGGACGAAGACCGGATTGCCGCCCAGCTTGCCAGAGTGATGGCCGTGGCCTGCGTGCGCAACACGCAGCTCGAGACCCTGCATGCCGGCCTGACGCCCGTCTCGCACACCGGCGATGGCACCGACGTCATCGTCGAGGACGCCGAGGGCAGACGCATTCCGTGGTCCGAGGTCTCGCGGATCAATGACGACGAAATGCGTGCCCTCATGCGCGAGATCGTGGATCGGCTCTACACCTTCCACCTGCGGATCGACGACCCCGCCTTCCGGGCGGAGATCGATCGCTGGGCCGCAATGACCGCGAAGTGGGACGCGCCGAAGCCCGATCCGGTTCTCTCGACGATTCCATCGGAGACGCCCGAACCGGGGTAGCCCGCCACCGCCAATCGCCGCGCCATTGTTCGCCGCCTGCCATGCAGGCGGCGTTCTTCGTTCTGGAGACCGCCCATGTCCGACGTCACGACCCATCTGCTGCTGCCCTACATCCTGGCGGCGCAGGCCCAGAAGCACGTCACCCACAACGAGGCGCTGCGTCTGCTCGACGGGCTTGTCCAGCTCTCGGTGCTCGACCGCGACCTCACCGTGCCGCCTCCCAGCCCCGCCGATGGCGACCGTTACATCGTCGGCTCGGGCGCGACGGGCGACTGGGCGGGCTGGGACCTGAATGTCGCACTCTGGACCGACGGCGCCTGGCTGCGGCTGCCGCCACGGACTGGCTGGCGGGCATGGGTCGAGGATGAGGGCCTGCTGTTCGTCTACGACGGCGCGGGCTGGGTCGGCACCACGCCCACGACGCTGCAGAACCTCGCGCTGCTGGGGCTCGGCACCACCGCGGATGGGGCGAACCCGTTCTCGGCCAAGCTCAACGCCGCGCTCTGGACGGCGAAGACCATCGCCGAAGGCGGGACCGGCGATCTCTTCTACACCATGAACAAGGAGGCGGCCGGCGACGATCTCGGCCTGACGCTGCAGACCGGCTTCGTGACCAAGGCGCTGGTGGGGTTGTTCGGCTCCGACCGGTCCCGCCTCGCGGTCTCGGCCGACGGCAGCACCTTCTTCGATGGCCTCAGCGTCGACAACGCCACCGGCATCGTCGATCAGCCCCGGCTGCCGCGGTTCAAGGCTTGGACCAACTACGACAACTACGTGGGCGTGGGGACCTGGACGAAGATCGGCCTCAACAACACCGACACCAACGATCAGGGCGTGTTCGACGCCGCGAACAACCACTTCGTGGCACCCGTCGACGGCACCTACCTGTTCGGCGCGACGCTGCTCTACAAGATCAACGCCAGCACATCCGCGCGAATGAGCGGCCGGCTCGTGCTGAACGGCACGACCGAGATCCGCGGCTCATTCGGAGAGATCAGCGGCGCGCATGTCTCCGAGTCCACGGCACTCTGGCTGCAGACGATGGTTGTCCTCACCGCCGGCGACACCGTCGAGCTGCAGGGCAACTTCCGCGCCGCAGACGGCTACTTCGCCGCCGACCAGACCTCGTTCTGGGGCGCGAAGATCGGCTGA